TAGCAAAAAGCACATTATTATCTAATGTAGCAATCAAAACCGACAAAGTAACGGATCACTATGAGATTCGTAAATACCAAAAAGGTAAGATAGCTAAAATATGGGGCTATTCTGTCAGAGATGGCAAGAAGATTGGATACCACTCCCACGATACAGACACACAAACAAAAACCAAAATAAAGAAATCTATGTTAAAGATTTCAGATTTTAGTAATAGAGTCTGTAATGTGTTATCTACAATAAAATCAGAATATAAGATTAGACGTAATCTTAAGTCTCTCGAAAAAAGAGTCGAACTATTAGATTTATAGTTCGGAATGAGTTGTGCGTGCGTTTTGTGAACGCACAACTCACACCGAACCAAAATAAAAACTACTACTACTATGCAATACACAATACAAGAAATCCTACAAGGTATATCAAATGCCGAGCGTTACGACGTTCGTGAAGAAAACGGTCAGCTATTCAGTGAATACAAATTCTGGTGGCGTGAGCTATTCAAAGAAGCTAAGTTCACAGCCAAAGCAATCAGACGCGAGTCCATACAAAATGATCTTGTCCCTCGTGACGATGACGATGTCATGGTTCAAATCATTGTTGATCAGTGGCTAGCAGAATCAACTGAGAGTTATCAAACACACTCACACCCCAGTGACGATCAGCTATGTGATGACATGTCATGTATGCAAGCCCTTGCCAAGCAACAAGAGGCATATCTGCTAGACATACGCAGAGCATTCACTAGTGCATGTCGTCGCAAAGATACAGATGCTATGAAACGCATCCGCAAGCTATACAATGAAGAGAAGCAAACTCAAGTATCTTCTATTCAATACACACACTTAGATGAGCCAACTACCAAGGAGCCCGTGTTCACACCAGAAGATCAAGACTTCTTCGATGACACTGAGCAACATGTTCGCAAGCTCGACTATCAAAATGCATTCGTGCAAGATCCAGAATGTGATCCAAACGATTCACATTATGTTGGCGACACAACTCGCATAAACAACGGCAAGCCCCGTGGCAACATTGGCTTACTCAATGGCTTGTATCAGCAATCACTACCAGAGCCAGCGTATCGAACCAAAGAAGCCAGACGCAGACTATACAAGACCCTGTTAGAGTCTGGAACTAAGTATGATGTTGAATCTGCGTGTAACATGCGTGGATACAAGAAACCAGTAAGATGGGCAATAATGCACGCATACGCAAATAACTAATTAACTAACTAACTAACTACTATGGAAATTGTAATACTATCATTCTTCTCTTCACTTGGTATTCTCCTTGTGTGCACACGCACACTTGGAGTTAACCGAGTAATCAAACACCGCAAGAAACTAGATATACTAGTGACTTTTGGTTTGCCAGCTTTATTCATTGGAACCTTTTCAGGTATGATTACAGCCTTCTTCACAGGATTGTGGTTCACCATAAAAACCATACTAATGGCACTAGTTATACCAAAGACCTTTTCTTCTTATGGTAACCAAGAAGATAGGCGTAATGATGCTAAAGGTAATCGTTCCTCTCGCCCTTACCGTGATTAAGTCGGTCATGACCAAGCACGCGTATCGGTTAATAAGAGAATGTGATAATCGGAAACGACGTTAGCATTAGCATAGTAGTAGAAAAGTAGCCACTGCCCTAAGCAATCGGGGCGGTGGCTACCCACTATATGAATACAATAACAATAACAAAACAAGCAAGTGTACCCGTTTGTGAGTTGAATAGTGCAGTTTGTATTACCTATGTCAAACAAAAATCAAATTTATATTTTTTTGGTGTCTAGCCAAAAATCGAACAAGAACAATAACAACATAAACCAAAATATATTATGGCAAGTGTAACAATCCGTTACGGTATGACAAACGCTGTCACCCGTGACTTCGACAACGAAGCTACAATCTCTGACGTAGTCAGCGACAATGGCATCCGCGCAGCTCTGTCTGCTCCCGAGAACGTCCGTGCAGTTTCTGGTGGTCGCACACTAGAAGGACACGAGTATGTAACCTCGTTCACAGCTATTACTTTGGAGCAACAAGCTTCAAGCAAGGCTTAACACCAGTCCCTCCTGAGCACGAGATGAAACTGCTTACCTTGTGAAATAACACCTACCCTCCTGAGCACGAGATGAAACTGCTCATTATATTATGTCTGACAATCTACTAGATCAAGAATTCATCCTTCGCAGCGACGGTAAATTCTACAAACGCACAACTGTTGTGTCACCCATACGTGACGCAGATCAAGTGCTATCAGCTGTCAAGGATAACGGTATACCCGTTCCATATCCTTTTGAACATGTCGTATCAATACCAACTGGAGACAGGCAGTTCCCAATGCGAACTATGATGTATAGTAATGCACCACATATACTACATACATTTACAAAACTAAACGAGTTCCCGTTTCCTGGCTCTCATCTAAGAACTTCTGATGAACCCTCCGAAGGCAACGACACTTACTACCTGGGGATTGGTAATGGTCATAGAGAAGATCAAGCACGCAGAGGCGAAGCTACTGATATCATATGGAATACAGGAGCAGATTGCCTCAAACTATATGTAAGTGTTCAGTTCAACTTCAAAGAACGCAGCATTGATACTCCGTATTTGTTTGTTGTTGACGATACAAAAACACCGTATGTCCCAAACATTCCTAATGTCTTTGACGACGGTCGCATCTGCACTGGTCCTGATTACATGACTGGTTTCAATAAACAATCTGAGTTGTTAGAAATGCATCAAGCTAATCTTAACAACTTCTACAGGACACCGTGTAACAGTGACCTTCGAAGTTTTAATGTAGAAACTCGTTATCTAAACTTCACTACCAACGGCAGCACAAAACCAAAACTGCACGATCCTGGTATAATCAACATCAATGACTACCAGTTCTACATTCCAAGTACAAACTCAAAAATCATAGACTTCCTTAAATATGTCTAATATATACAAAGCAATTGAAACACAGCCGTGTGTTGCTGAATCTTCCCATTCTTGGATTATAGACGCAGGGTCACAACAACACATACACCCTAGTTATATTCGCGGATATAAGCAAAATCTAAAAGAAAAGACTGAGAAAGAGTTTGATACATATCCTGTAGATAACCCGCTCAATGCAGAAGACACACGCATACTGTTCAAAATATTGCTTAAACAGTATGCAGATGCTGGTCGTAAGCGTGGTGCAATCCTTCGCTACATTAAATCATATCGTGAACTTAAGCCAGATCCAATCGGCACTCGGCTTTACAACCAACTAAACAATAATGAAACCTAAACTAAACGCAGTTATTATCGGTGCTGGCGGTGTCACAAGTTACATGTTACCGGCTTTACGTAACAGCTTTGACCTGCACGCAACCATCATTGACGGAGATGTTCTTGAGAAAAAGAATCTAGATCGTCAATTGTTTCGCAACAACATGATTGGGCAACACAAATGTGTAGCCCTCATGAAGCAATACAGCTTTAAAAAGTCTGAAGGTCAGGCAATCAGGTCATACTTTGACCTGGCTATGCTAGACACAGAATACAAGTATTGGTTCTCACAAGCAGACGTTATCATTTGCGCTGTCGACAATCACCCTGCTCGCAAAGCAGCAATTGACGCAGCCAAGATAATGAACACACCAATCGTTGTGTGTGCTAACGAGTATCATACAAGTCAGGCGTTCTATTACGATCCACATCTTGCAAATGAGTTTGAGCTGCCAATGTTTGATCCACTTGTTAGATTCCCTGAGATTGGCACTGACCAATCAGGTAGCCCAATGAGCTGTCAGGGCATTGCACTTGAATCAGAACCACAACTTGCAATAGCCAATCAGGTTGCTGCATCCTTTGGTAATTACTTACTCTGGTCTTGGTTCGGTATGAAGCGACCAGTCGACGACATGGTTAAATACATGCCCGTAGAATTCCAATCAACATTCTCCAGAATGCAAACCATAACTATTGATGACATCAAAGAACTCAGCAAAAAAGCCAGTTAACATCTATCACGATGGTGCTGTATACGAACCAGTTGTAACACCTTTGTTTACAACCTATCGTAAACTCGACGAACTCGACGAAGTAGATAATCTAACACCAGTGTGGAATGGTAAGAAAATACCTCTTCACATGTGGAAAGAGATACTTGCATTTATGAAACATTCATATGATGAAGTAAGCTCCGAAACTTTGGTGTATCTTTTCTATGACGAAGCTGCACCACAACCGTGGCTATACTGGGTTCCGCCACAAGAAACAGCGGGCATGACTGTCAAGTCGTCCCCCGAACATCCTGACTACATTGCACAGCGTGCCCTGTATCCAGATACTATGTTTGGCACAGTGCACCATCACTGCTCTACCTCAGCATTTCAATCTGGCACAGATGAAGCAGATGAGGTTAACCGCGAAGGTATGCACTTTACTGTTGGCAAACTCAACAACAGCGAAACAGTTGATGTTCACTTTCGTATTACGTTAGGCGGGGCACACGCTGAACTGGATGCTCATACTTACATCGAAATGGACGAGTCTCCGTTCAAAAAGACATGCCGTGTTCCCAAAGACGTTCAAAACCAAGCTCGCACTCAACTGCACAAAATGGATGTTGCTACACTACCTGATATAAAAAATTATAATTTTGCATCAGAAATGAATAATGTTAGTAAAAAGACTTATTCATACAAAACTACAAACTACAATCCTAGTCAACGAACACTTGGTTGGGATTACGACCCAGACTATTCGTCGTATGGTAAATCTAAAAAAAACACAATCGAAGACGATCTCATACTAGATGACACTCAAACTCTAGCTGAGACGTTTATTGAATCAGTGCTTACAGATTGGCAGTACGAAGAAATACTTCAGGCGTACTACCAACACAACCAAGAAAGTGCTAAAGTTTCACAACTTATGCATTCACAAATAGATGAGGAAGATGTAAGAGTTGATCTTGTAACTATGTTAAATGATGAACAATTCAAAACAACCCCCGAATATAAAGATGTTGATGACTCAATTAAAATGTTTCTTGCTGAACAAAGTAATTTCGGTATTGCATTCACTGAAAAAGAACTTATCAATGGACTCAACACTATCTCATATGAAGAAAGAACAGGAGTTCAACAAATGGATAAGGAGGATGTTTTATGAACAATCTAATCATAAAGTGTGCTGTCAGCGCATCGAAACTACTACGGGCAATGGAGTTCCTGATTTCATGGTCATCTTACCGTTCGGAATCTATCTTATTGAGAGCAAGTTTGAGACTACAAAAATTCGCTCTGAGCAAGCAGCGTTCCAGATTAGAACGAATTCGTCTGCGAAAAATGATGTCCAGCGTTGTTTCACACTCTCAGCATACCCAAAAACTAAGAGATTAGTAGTAACTACTTTCAACACATCTTCAATTACTGAGGATGGTATCGTCCCTGCAACTGAAGTAACTTATTCTCTTGACGCTGCAGGATTCAAACAATTCTATTTAACACTTTCCGACAATGGCTCCGCCAATACGTCCGATACTAAGCGACTCTACACGGCTTCGACCGCAACTTGTGTAGACTAGGCGACAAAGAGATCCCTTGCGAGGCTGCATCCACCGTCCATCCTAGATAACTGGCTAGCTTCTATGCTAGTCAGCCAATTTACTATGCCAGAACCATCAGACTTAAAAGCACTATTAGATTTAGTAGATATTAAAACTACTGAAATCATGAACGGTGATCCATACCAGGAACACAGAGACATTGCTCGTTGGGCAAGAAATAACGGACTCATACGAGATTTAACTGACAATGAAATACAAACTCGTATGAATAACAAAACCTATAAAAAGGTAAATAAAGTTATCCATGCTAACGAGCGTAAAAAAAAGCAGAAGAAGCAATGATAACTCTTATGCAAATTATACTTGCCATTATTGCAGTTGAAAGTGGTGGTAATGATTATGCTGTCGGTGACAGTGGTAAATCATATGGTTGTATGCAAATGACTCAAGCATATGTTCAAGACGCAGCAGACTTTGCAAATGTAGACTGGGTGCATAAAGATGCTTTTGACAGAGATAAAAGCATAGATATTTTTCTTGCGTATATGTCTAGATATGCAACTCCTGAAAGACTTGGAAGACCAGTTACATCTCAAGACATTGTAAGAATCCACAACGGAGGACCAAACGGTTACAAGAAACAAGCAACAGAGAAATACTGGATTAAAATTAAAACACTATTAAATGCAACAAACAGAACTGAACGTAATTACCACTGATGTTTTATGGCGACCCCCTGTTATATTTCCACAGTTTGAAGATATAGTAGCTATTGATTTAGAAACTTACGATCCATACTTAAAACAAACAGGACCGTCGTATAAGCGAAACGCTGGTAAAGTTACAGGCATTGCAATTGCCGACAAACATCAGCAGGTATACTTACCAATAGACCATTTAAATGGGGACAACCTTGATAAAAACATAGTTGTTTCTTTCGTTAAGAATGTAGTAAAGAACAGTAGAGAAATCCTGTTCGCCAATGCTGCGTACGATCTCGGCTGGCTTGAGGCTCTTGGCATTAGAGTCTCCTGCCCAGTCCGAGACATTCAGATTGCAGAAGCATTAATTGACGAAGAGCAGTTCTCCTACAGTTTGAACAACTTATCAAAAAAGTATCTTAACAGTACTAAGTTTGAAGACAGGTTAAACGAAGCTGCTAAAGCATATGGGTACAATCCAAAGAGTGACATGTGGAAACTACCCGCCCGATATGTCGGAGAGTATGCTGAAATAGATGCTAGGAATACATGGGATGTATACCAGCACCAAATACCAATACTTAGAGAACAAGGTCTTTGGGATGTGTGGGAACTAGAATGTAAACTTACTCCAGTGCTCGTACACATGACAATTAAAGGTGTGCCTGTAGATATAGACCGAGCAGATAAACTTAACACACAATTGCTTAAGCAAGAAAAGAAACTAAAAGAATCTTTTGGATCTTTAGATATTTGGTCACCTAATCAACTAGGCGAGTATATTACTAGTCTTGGACTTGTAGTCCCCAAAACAGACAAAGGTAACTTCTCTGTATCTAAATCATTCTTAGAACATTGTGACCACCCTACAGTAAAAGAAATCTACGAGGTTCGCTGTATCAATCGGCTGCGTAAAGTATTCATTGAAGACATTATACTTAAAGGCAGCTACAAAGGACGCATTCATGCAGACTTTAAACAAACTGCTTCTGAACAAGGCGGCACACGTTCAGGGCGTTTGTCTTCAAGCAACCCCAACTTACAACAAGTTCCTAAGCGTAGTGAGATTGGTAAAGCAATCAGAACTTTATACATCGCAGAACCAGACACACTCTGGTGTAAGGCAGACTACAGCTCCCAAGAACCAAGACTCCAAGTGCACTATGCACTACTTGGTCAGTTTGGTAAACCACTACCCAAAGCAGAAGAAGCTAGAGATGCTTTTGCTAGTGGTGAAAAATTATATACTTTCTTTGAAAAAGCTACAGGACTACCCTATGACACATGTAAGATGTTGTGTTTAGGTATTAGTTATGGAATGGGTAATAAGAAAATGGCAGAGACGTTAGGAATTTCAGAAGAAATGTGTAGCTCAACTATGAGTAAATTCAACGACAAAGCACCGTTTCTAAAAATACTATTTGATAGCGTAATGAATAAAGCTAGCCAACAAGGTTACATAAAAACTATACTTGGAAGGCGTGCTCATTTTGATTTTTGGGTGTCTGACTTTGGAGATAAACCAATTAAAAACAAACGTATAGCTCAAGCTAGATTTAAAAACAATAGAGTGTTTCGTGCATTTACAAGTAAAGGACTAAACAGGTTAATACAAGGCAGTGCTGCAGACCAGGCTAAGAAAGCAATGGTTGATGCACATGATGCTGGCTTCGATCTTAGGCTCCCAGTTCACGATGAAATTAACGCCATGGTTAAAAATAAACAAGAAAGCCTTGACTTAAAATTAATCATGGAGAATGCTATCCCACTCAAAGTACCCGTTGTTGCTGATATAGATTTAGGAGCAACGTGGTGTTAGAACTATGGATATATTAAAAACAGCTTTAAAATTAACCGAAGGCGAACGCCACAATGAGTATGGTGATTGTAATGTTGAGTTAGACAGAGTAGCCACTATGTGGTCAGTAATCTTCGAAACAGACATTACACCAAACCAAGTAGCTTTAGCAATGATAGCACTAAAATTAACTAGACAGATGCACGCCAATAAAAGAGATAATTGGGTGGATATTGCTGGCTACGCAAGACTTGGTGATATCGTAAACAATAACAAATAATAACAATGACAGACCCACTATTAGAAGAATCAGATATTATACCAATCGGTGAGATTGAAGGAGTATCTACAGAACACGTAACAGGTGACGACCTCCAAGAAATAACAAGCTTAGGTAAATCACTAAAAGATATTGATAATGATATCACAGCAAAAGAAGCAGAAGTTAGCCAACTAAAATCAGCACGCAAACAAATTGCTGAAGAGTTAATTCCTGACCTTATGGCTAAAAACGGACTTAAACTAATCCAACTAGATGACGGAGCAAAGATACAAATTAATGATTTTGTAGATGCTCGTATCAAAGACCCATCTACTGCATTTGATTGGCTACGAGAAACAAACAACGATTCGATTATTAAAAATCAAATCACTATATCTTTAGACAGAGGTGATGACGGCATAGCCGAAGAACTCACTACCAAGCTCAAGGAAGAGTATGGTATTGATGCAGATCGTAAGATTGCTATACATCACTCAACTCTCAAATCTTTCTGTCGTGACGCACTGGATGACCCAGAGCTGGCAGAATCCTTACCTCGCGAAGCCTTTGGTATATACCAAGGTCAGCGAGCGAAACTAACCTAAACATAGAAAGAAGTAATATAGAATCATGGCATTCGATATAACAACAGTCGCAGGACAAGGCACAGAGAACCTAGATTCAGGTTCTTCCTTGCCCTTCATTCGTATCCTACAGGATCTAAGCCCCCAACTCAAGAAACAAAAAGATGAATATATTGAGGGGGCAGAATCAGGTAATCTATTCTTTGCTAAAACGCAAAGCATTATAGAGCAACCAGTAGAGATAGTCCCATGCTATACAAAGTCCATCTACACAGAATGGATTCCACGCTCAAAAGGCGGTGGCTTTGTAGGCAATCACCCATTGACCGTAGTCAGCAACCCTGCTTACGAGAAAGGTCGGGAACGTCAGTACGATGAATGGTTAGGTGAAAACGAACTTAAGTTTACAACTTACTGGTTCGTAATGATGAAAGTAAATGACACTTGGGAACAAGCAGTTATTCCTTTCACATCCTCACAGCTTCGTGTATCACGTAAGCTTACACAAGACATCAATCGTTTCAGATACTCAGACGCAAGCATTGCTCCGCCATTGTTTGCGCAGAGTTGGAAACTAAAGTCCGTCTTGGAAACTAGCAAAAACGGAGATGATTACTTCAACTTCGAATTCGTTGAGCCTACTGCTCTTGACTTCGACGCTGACGAAGAAGTCCTCACGCTAGCATCTGATACATACAAAAATGCATCAGATACACCTCTTCTACAAACAGAAGAGAAACCACAATTAGTAGACTCGGCAGCAATGCCCTACTAGTAATAGGTTGCCTCCACTCTCTAATATGAGGGTGGGGGCTTTTATTTTTATATGATTCCAATAGCAGACCTGTCTTTCAAATTCCACGAGCTGTTCGTGTCCAACCCCAACGTGTATGGTCAAACATCACTCACAGGTAAAACACGTAACCGTGA